GTAAGGATGCCGAACACACTGCGCGGCAGGTTGCTGCGCTCCATGCGTGCGCGGATGTTTAATTCATCCTGCTCAATGGCGTCTAGGTGCTCGTCAATCGTTAGCCCGCCTTCGCCGAGAATCTCGGACATCGAACGCATGCCGGCACGATAGCCTTCGATGGCGTCTCGCGAGGCGTAGCCGCTGTCAGCGGTTAATCGTGGAGGCGAAGTAAAACGGAACTGATACGCGCCGCCCTTGTCCTTGTCCGCGCCTTTGTAAGCCGGGAGCAACCCAAGCTCAACAGCGCGAGCCACGGCAAAAGCACAGCGACGCTTGCAAGCTTGCGACAGGTATTGATGACGGTCGGAGGTTACCCGGTTGACTTGCTCCAAAACGATCCGAGCGTTAGCCCCGCCCATTTTGTCCAGTCCCCAGACGTATTCGACGGGCCAGCCCATCGCAAGACACGCCTGTTTGATCAGTCGCTCTTGCAATCGGTCTTGCGCCTCGGATGGGATTTCGGATTTGAGTTGTGTAACGTTTTCGCCTGGTTGGAAATACTGGATCGTGCCGCCTTGCATTTGCTCCATGCGGATCCCTGTTGGATTGATGGACGCCTGCTCAGAAAGCGCGTAAGCGGGGTCGCTAACATCAGCAATGCCTGTCTGGTTGGTAACGACTAGGCCGATTTTAGCGGCCATCTGCGACGCAACTCGGATATCATTGCCGAGCGTTGCCAAACAGCGAAGATCAAGGATAGCTGGCGCAAGCGCCGAGATGCCGCGAGCCTGCCCGACTTCGCGTGGATCACGGGTTAATTGTGCGGAGGTGGAGGGAATGTCACGGTCATCCGCGGGTGTCTTGCCCAATACGCGGTAGGCAACAGCCCGCCCAAGTCGCGAAAGGATAACGCCGTTGACCATTTCCAACCCGGCGTATGGCCCTTCAGTGAGCGGTCCGGTCATCAGGTCGCGAACACCCATCTGGTGCCACGGCACTTGTTGCAACTGTGGAAAGCCCGTTGCAGTCGTGGTTAGGATCGTCAGCATATCGCCGTCACGATCAATCCCGACGGACTCCAGAAATAACCCATCCCACCACGAAGAGCCGTCAACGTAACAAATCTGCATCCAATCGTTTAGCCAAGCCTCCGCAAGTTTTCCCCAAGCTTTATCCTCGCCTGTAAAAATTGGGCGCATCGCCTTTCCGATTGTCAGAAACGCCCGCTGATCAATCGCCCCGTTGACCACGCCTACGTTCCAATAAAGCTTTCGCGCTGCGCTAGTTAGCGTTCGCCACTCGCCAACGGGTAACTCTTGGTTGATGCCTTGCGTGTGATTTTGCTGGAACGGTTGCAGTCCCCACGCGCCGCCCTCCACAAGTCGCTGGCGACGATATACATCATATTCCGAGCGCACGCTTGGCACGGTCGGTTTGAAAAGTGTTTTGAGTCGTTGCAACAGGCTCATACAAATCGTGCGGTCGTCCGCGTTACAGGTGCGCAGATCCCGCGCTCTTTGTGCTCAATCGCAGTCTGCGCGTACATTTGGATGTCAAGTGCGCTCAGTGTCGTTCCAATCCCAAATGTAAATGACGAGCCGTTGACCGTGGATCCAATTAGAACGCCTTGCCCGCCAACGCTTAAATCAAAGCGCCCATCCCGCAGTTCGTAAAGCTCTTCCGTTGAGCGGGAGAGGAATACTTTGAGGATGATGCGAAAAACAGCCGTCACAATAATAAGCCCAGCGTAAAGCAAAAGGGGCGCGGGCCAATGACCTCCCGCGCCCCCAAACAAAAACAACCCAGCCCAGAGACTACTCGCTTGCCTGCGATTCGTCAACCACATCTTCGCTAAGGTCGGGCAACGCGCCTAACATCATCGCAACGACAACCTGCATGGCTTCGCAGTCCCAGAGATGATTCGGTCGGTGCGTTTTCGTCCATCTCTTGCGCGTGCGTTTGGTTATTTTATCGACGACGTCCCGCTTTCGCTCGCTGTTGAGATGCAGTAAGTATTCACGAGGCACGTCGTGCGGAAACTCCCACGTTGGCGAGCCTATGGTGCGCAAGCGAGCCAGGACATCTTTAACCGGGTCCGACGCCCAATGAAAAAAAAGCACCACTGCAGAGCGGCCTGTCTGTTTCGATTTTGCCGTTGGTGCCGGAACGTAATCCGGTTTGGAAAACAATCGTCGCACCGTCCGGCCCTGTTTGTTTTTTGAACTGAACCAATCTTCTCCTCGCCCAATGAGCGCCGTCCAACCGTACTGTGCGCAACGGTCGTACACAACGCCGTGGAAGCTATTGCCCGCGTCCATGCATGTTTTTTTGTCTGCGACTTTGTAGCGCGTTTGGATCTCGCGTAATTTGTCGAGCGTTAGCACCCGACCACAGTATAGCAGACGTGACGTGCCCGAGTTCGTCCACGCTCGGATCACCGCCCAGTAATGGTCCTGTTGAACGTCAATCGTCATCAGCCGGATCATCTCGTCCGTGATGGCGCGCCCGTCTTCCATGTCAGCCGCGTTGTAATCGGCCGCTTCCATCTCCACCGCTTGCGGTTCCAGTTCCTTTGGCCACGGTTGCGCCAATTTTTTCATTTTGAAGTCTTTTAGCGGTTCCAATAGTCCAAGGTGCTTGGCGTCATTTGCCCGAACCCAACTGATGACAAGATCCGCCCATTTAATCCACCAGACGCACTGAGCCGGCAACCAATAGCTAACGTGTCCCTCCATTGCGTCGCCGTCCTCGGCAACCCAGCGTGAGCGGTCAGCTAGTGCGCGGCGTGCCTGCGTCGTGTCCGGCGTAATGTGCTCGCAATGCGGGCAGACGTGTCGCACCGATGCGGATAGCGCGCCCCATTGCCATTCGCCGTGCTCGTTTTTTACTTCGTCGTATTTATAGTTGGTCCAGTCCGGCTTAATTAATTTCCCGCACGCTGAGCAGTCAAACGCCCAGTAGTGCCGTTTTCCGGCGTCCCATTCGTCGTCAAGTTGATGCGGCTCCTCGTGCGCCTGGCTGACAACTACCGTCTTGCGGTCAAAGCGGTCGTGATGCCGCGCTTTGAACTGGCCAATGAGATTTGAGTAGGTCCAGGCCTCGTCCAGAAACAGGTGCTTAACGCTTTTTTCCTGAGCGTTGGACACGTTAGCGCCGCCTGCCATCAGCGCCATGTGAGGGAAAATAATGGCGTCCTTGCGAACCTTGAAGCGATTGCTCGGCATCAGCGCCGCTACGGGCTGACATCCGTGCAGGACTGGAAGCAGTCGCTGCTCCATCCAGTCCACAGCGGTCTGGTCCGTCTGAGTAATAAACAACGACGGGCCCGGATCGTGCGCGACAATCAGCGTTGAGAGCGCCTCCAGGAGCGTTGATTTGCCTGCGCCCGTGCAGGCCCGCACGTAGATTTGTCGCGTCCTCGGGTTGCTAAACTCGCCAATGACGTCATTCCACCACGGGCCTTGTTGCCGGGTAAAGCGCGTGCTGCGTGCCGAGTGTGGAAACTGGACGTGCTCCTCTAGCCAGTCAAGTGGGTCGCCTTGAAACGGCAGGTGAATCCCGCGAGCAAAGCCCGTTAAACGAGGCCGAGTCGTTGCTGCGTCCGTTGTAACAGTTGCGTCCATCGTGCTGTGATCCTTTCCCCAATTGTTATTTCATCCAGCCCAGCGAGCTGCCCGCGCAAATCGCTAATCATGGCCTGTCCCTCGCTTGAGAGAATGGCGGCAATCATTTGGCTTTCCTCAGCAACCTGAGACGCCAGCACGAGTTCCCCTTTCTCGTGCTTGATTTTGAGATCAAGCCGCTCAACTTCGCGCTGAAGTTTTTGTTTACGGACTTCGTTTATGTCCGTGCCTTCGTTGCGCTTAAACGCCGCGTACCACGCTTTTGCCTCTTTTAGTGTGGTGACTGGCAGGCCTTTGGCTATCAGCTTATTAACCGCCTGTTGCGTAATGCCAATCGCTTTGGCTATTGCCTCCTGAGATAATTGCTTTACCGCCATACATATGCGCGGCCAGTAAAGCAAAAAACCCGCTGCGGTTAGGCAACAGGTTATAAGCTAGGCTTATTACAACCTAGGATTTTAGGATTTTCGCACAAAAAGAGAGCACACGTGTGGACCAACAC